TTGCCCTGTCTTGCCAAGCGACACGGGGTATGAATTGCTCCATTTATTTCCACCGTCATCGCTCCAGTCGAGTGCAATCTGTGAGTCGAGGCCGACAGCCGATACCCCTGTTTCTGCGTCAACCTGCAATTTTCGGATGAAGATATTGTTGAGGTCGCGTTTATCGAATATCGGTTGACACGTCCTTATGGCGACAAGAGGATTTCCGTTGTCCCGGTAAACGTCCGTCTTCATCTGGTAGATATTCCCATTCTGGTAGTCGCCCACGAGATGCAAGCCGTTGAAGAACGCATAACAGTTCGACACATGACGACCTATCTCATAAGGTGAGCCGGTATAGGTAGAACGCTCGTGCCACGCAATCATCGGGTCGCCTATAGATGCGTCATAGACAAAGGTCTGATTTGCCGAAGGGGAAGTCACGACATAGAATTGATGCCCGTCCTGTTCATAGCAGTAGCCGAAAACATCGTTCCACGGTGCCCACTTCTGCATCTGGTAGGTAATGGCCGGGGGAGAGATGACGGAAGGGGAATCGGCGGTAATCCTGATTGCCCCGATGAAATTGAATCCGTCACCCACGCGCCTGTTGCCGAGGGCAAAGAGGCCGTTGCTGCCACGCGCCACTGATGCGGATGCGGGTGTGCCGTAATCGAGCACGGCCCCGGTCATTCTCAGGAACGGAAAGCCTACGGCGGTCGCTATCCCGGCGTTGTACCATACCTCCGATGTGTATTCCTTGACAAAGAAAAGCTGCTCCTGTTCATTCCATATAGCATGCACGGTATCGGGAGCCGCCTCTATGGATGCGACTGCAAGGGTATTCCATGAGAGGCCATTGTAGAGGTCCGAGCAAAAGACGTTCATAGAATCCGTCTGTGACACGATGAAGTAGCCATCCATGTACTCAAGGGCATTTGCGCCGGTAGAAGGGAAAGCGCACGTCCCTGTCCCGCCGCCACCCGTGAAGGATGCCGAAGGGGTAAACGCACCTGTCGAGACGTTGTAGATATAACCCGCAGCACCGTCAACGATCATAAGCTGGTTGCCGCCCACGCCTGATACCTGAAGACCGTTATCCTTCATCACGACGCGGCCTATGGAGGTTGAGAGGGTGCCGAGCACGGATGAAACATTACCGTTTACATCCACGGAATACAGGCCGTTGCCGACAACGACATAGAGAAGACCGTTGAAGGCGTGAAAGCCACGGACGATGAGAGCGCCGACATTGGCCCACAAGAGAGTACCGGGAGTACCGGAAAGGGAAAGGACGGACTTGGAATCGGCTGCTGAGACTTCAGGGTAGAGATTTACAGAGCGCGACGGATCGAGTGCCGTACTGCGTCCAGTGTATCCAGGTCCGATCAGGGGGAATCGCATGGTCTATAAGTCCTTGTAATTATTGATAATTCCCAGTATACACGTTATAAGTGCTTCCACCCTTCACCCTGCCTTGAACTTCGATGGTAGCTTTTGGCTGTTTGGCATTTGTAGTCTCAAGCACTCTCATGCTTTCCTTGGCAAGACTCTTCAAATCCGTGCTTATGGGTTTCCCGTCTTCGTGATACTGCGGCCATAACCTGATCGCAAGGTTGTATTCGATGCACTCCATGTAGGCTTGCTGAAACGACACGGTATCCGTCACTTTGGCAAACTCATTGAGCGCCTTCTGCTCGCCTATGAACAGCTTGTAGGACGATGATGTGTCAGGCGCGGGATAGAGATTTATCACGCCCAAGAAAGAGGTCTGCTGAGTAATGCCCCGGTCGTAATAAAGGATTTCCGGTCTGCCCGTCGCTATGGCCTTGTCGGTCAGCGCGCTCCACAGGTCAATCTCTGCGATGTCAACGCCGGTATCCGTGTTGTACTGATCGCGTATGAAGGCCGTGGTGATCGCAGATGGGCGTGACGTTGCGAAGTCCCCATTTATCCCGATGGTGTAGACATACTTCCCTGCCATGAGGGGGAAGGCTTCAAGGATAGAACCTAACACCATGAGGGACCGGACGGACCATGCATCGAGCATGAAGTTGAGCTTGATAAGCCCATCGTTCAATTCGTCGGGGGCGGGCTGTTCCTCTTTGGCTATCGCGCCAATGTCCTTCAGGGCCATTGTGATAATCTGTTCGACGGTGATAATCACGGTTTCTTCCTCGTTTCCTTGGCCCGGCGCTTCATAAAAGCCTTCATGGATTCGGGGCGCTTGCGCTTCTTCTTGGCGTGAGTAAACATACCCTCCGCCTTGCCTACCGCTTGCTCCGGCGTCAAGCCTTCACTGTGGACCATCTCGTGAACGGCCCGCTTGACGTAGTGGTTTCGCTTCTCATTCTTCTTGACGGACGGCATACCTACCCCTCGTTGGCCTGTGTGAGATGTACGGCCATGTGGTTGCTGTAGCCTTCGGGCGTGTAGAACGTGACCCCGCAGATGTTGCAGGCCCGCTCGGCGTTCTCCCCTTCCGCGTCCGGCGTGTCGCCATACAGGGCTTCAAGGCGCTGCTTCCGGTCGGCAAGCGTGGCTTCGAGCCTCTTAATCTCTGCCTTCAGGCCCGTCTTCAGGCTGATAAACTTTGTATCTGCGTGCCAGCCTTCAGAGATAAGCTGGTCGAATTGAGGCTGGGTAGAAACAACGTGTCCTGGCGTGAGAGGATAATCCGGGGGGTAGACCCACTTGCTGAAGGTGGGTACAGGTTTGATCGGCATACGCTCTCCTTTCTCGCAAGGGCCGCCCAAAAGACGGCCCCGCTCTTATTGTTTAATGCCCTTTCGGAAGGCCGGAATCGCTGCCCTTGCCGGAATGACCGCTGTTCCTGATCTTCGTCTTCGACATAGGAGCGTAGCCGCCGTCCTTTTTGCTGGTCGTTTTGGATGCTGGTTTACCCTTCATTTTCTTTCACCCCCTCGTTTTTGGTCTCTTCGGGTTCCTCGACAGGGGCAACAGGCGCATAAAAGCCTTTTGCAAACCCGCAAGTCGGGCACCCATCCTCGTTTCTCACAAAATACTGGTCACACTTCGGACAATACATCGTTCCCTCCAACGGTTAAAATGGGGGCCGGTTTCCCGGCCCCTGGTTCTCGTTACGTCCCTGCGTAAATCTTCACAGGGGTCGTCGGCAAGGTCATCTGGTGGTTGTCGAGTGCCCTGCCGGGGTTGTTCGTCATGGTCCACGTCGCCTGACCCGTGGAATAGTTGGCATAGTAGATGCTCAGGCCGTTTGCGCCCGTGTCGGCTACAGGAACCGCGCAAGTGCCCGTTACAGCGCCGAAGTAATTGTACCGCCATATCGTGCCGGTGTCGTCGCCGGATGCATTCGCAAGGCCGTTGGTCGTACCTCCGATCACGCAGTACTCTATGATGCCGTCGTTGAAGGTGACGCCTGAAGCGATGGTAATGCCTGTCACGGGGATGCCGGAATCGCCTTCTATCCGGCAATCGTGAATCCAGTTACCGCCGCTGTTGCCGGTAATGTGGATGCCGCCATAAGAAGCCGCGCCCGATGTCCTGAAGCAGCACCGGCTAAACTCGGACCTGAGAAGCTGCGAGACTTCCAAGGCATAGTAGTTGCCGCCCGTCTGAAACTGGATGTTTGTCCATGTGCAGCCACGGCTCGACGTGTTCCCGCCGTTGGAGGGGCCGCCCGAAGAAGCGCCGATGATTACGATGCCTGTCCCATCGCCCCACGGCGTTGCCCCTATGCCGACAATATCCGTGTAATTCGGCATGGAAGTAATCGGGCTGTATGCCGTCCCTGTGCCCACAACCATGATCTTGTTTCGGAGATAGATATTGGACTGAGACAGCCTGTAGGCTTCACTGGCCGTAATCGCCGTGTTGACCTGATCCATCGGCAGGGTAGGGTCGAGGCCGGTGTTGGTCGATTTGCCAAGAATGTTGTTCACGTAGTAGGTATTGCCGCCCCCAACGAGCGCCAGCGTGCCGACGAGAAGATTCGGGATGTAGGCCCCGTCCACCAGATTCTTTCCTAACTGTTCTCTACTCATAGTCGTACTCCTTTTTACGTGACGTGCTTCCAGGACCGGCTTTTACGGATATCACAAATGGTCTGGACGGTCACGCCGTATTTGCTTGCTAACCGTGCACGGCCTTTAGCAATTGTCACCGACAGGAGAACCGTATTTCCTATTGCGCCTCCAATGGGCCATGCACATTCCGAGCTTTTCAGCCTTCTTGTTGCATCCTTTAACAAAGCAGACATTCGGGTCACGTTCGTCATCCATCTCCATCCTCCTGTGTACGATTTACCTTAGTACATCATACATCAAGAGGAAAAAGAACTAACCTGTTATACGACAGGCGAGCATTGCACGGAGTATGGCCCAACCTGCTAAAACATCAATACGACAGGGGAACTGTGCATTGTTGATGTCGTAAGCCCTGACAATCAACATGGAAATGCCCTCATACTCTTCCCTTGCCGCGAAGTCCACACCCTTCGGCATCTCGAGGTCCGCCGTCGCCAGCGTCATGAAGTCCGGGTGATAGGCGATGTTCTGAGGGAACTGCGCCGATGCGACCGCCGTTGTCGCGGATACCGAAGTCCTGATGGTGATAGCAGCCGTCGAAGTCGGAAGCGCATTGACCGTCCCGTTTGCTATCCCCACCCCGGCGAGAACGATAGTGGGGCTGACCGGAAGGTCGAACTGCGTGCCTGCGGCGGGCATGGTGGTAGTAGCGGTCACAACGAAATCCTGAAGTAACCCGGTACTCTGCTGGTTTTCCGGGTTCACGGAATAGACGCCCGCGACGTTGACCACTTCGCCTACGGCTATGGTATTGCCGGTGTTGGAATCTGAGGCCCATGTGACGTGAAGAACGGTGTCGCCGGTAGCGGCGGTCTGTGTGATGCTAAAATGGCCTGCCGTACCGTGCGTCCCCGCCCTCGTGCCGACCGTCAGCGTGTTCACATTCTGGTCTTCCGCGAAGTCGAAGCCGAGGGCGTGACCGATAGCCCCGTTGAGGTACTGTTCCCCGATAGCCTTCTGGTCATTCAGGAGGCCGCTCAGTCCAGCGACCGACCGTGCGTGAGAAGTCGGATTGAGGACGATACCCCTGTTGTCTTTCGGGGTGGCAAAGGACGACATCTTCGCCCCGGCGTTGAGAAAGATAGCCGGAGATGTGTAGTCGTAGTTCTCATCTGCGCCGGTAAAGGCGGCCGATGTTCCGGGAACGGTTCCTGCCGTGCCGACCATGTTATAAACGCCGGTCATGGCAAGGGTAAGCCCGTCATAATCGATCTGAGAGGCGAGACGAGCCATAGCAGGGCTGATGACTCTCTTGCTGAAGTCATCCAGGGACAGAGTAAGCTCTGCCTGGGTGAAGTTGAGGCCCACCTGATAGTTGGTCGTCAGGGTGACGGGGACAGTGGACTCATTGGTATTCTGTGCCTGCAACGCGGTTTGTTTCGACACGTAATACTGGTTCGGCAGCCTGACGTTGACGGTCGTGCCGATCTTCGCGCCTTCGATGGCAAATTCTTTCGAGTAGCCACGATTGACCTTCTTGACGAAGATCAGGTTGTTGTGTAAAATCCTCAATGCTTCGCGGAGCACCTGGGTTGGGGTTATAAGGGTATTTCCGGGCATAACACGTCTCCTTTTTTACCGTGTCGCCTCTTTCGCCTTGCCGAACTGTCTCTCGTTGCGCCGCCGGATAAACTCTCCTATGGGCAACTTGTCGTCGTCCACAACGGGCGTACCTTTGTTCGCATTGACGGTCTGGTGAGGCACCGGAGCCTGCGATACGGTATTTGTCTGTTGAATGGGTTTGGTCAGGGTCATCTCGATTCTGACCATCTCCCTCGCTGCGGCAATCGGGATCATGGCCGCTATCTTGGCGTCCTCGTCACGGTGCTCGTGGAGATGCCTCAAGAGTTTTTCCGGTATCTCACTCTGCATAATGACGCTTGCCATTGCGGGGGAAACGAGCAAAGATTGGTCTTCCCTAATCGTGGTAATGTCCTCGTCTTCTTCTGCGGCCTTCTTCATGCGAGACTCGAAAGTCTCCCTGATTTTTGCCGCCGCTTCCGCGGCCTTCGTCGCCTCGGTCTGCCTTCGGGCCTGTTCCTGCTCCTGCTTTATTTCTTGGCGAAGCTCATACTTAGCCAAAGCACGGTCATAGGCTCTCAGGGCTTTTTGGTAAATGTCGTAGGCTTTGTCGCCGTACTGGTCGTAATCGTCTGGATCCGGTTCTACGGGAGTAGTCTCGACAGTCGCCTGTTGGGTCTGCGTCTGTTCTCCGGGCTTGGTTCTCCCTTCGGCAACGCCTTTCCAGTACGCCGCCTCTTCCGCTTTTGCCGCCGCCTGCCTGTCGGCTTCTTTTTGTCGTGCAATCAACTGAGCAATACGTTTCTCCGCGCCAGTGGGTTCCGCTCCCGGTTCTTTCGGTGTTTCCTGCGTGGTAGAAGCCTGTTGCCCCGTGGACGTGACCGTGCCGTCCTGTGTCGCGGTCTGTGCGGTCTGATCGACCGAAGGTGTCTGTGTCGCGGTTGCCGAATCCGCTCCTGCGGCCTGCGTGCCGGTTTGCACGGTTGTATCTTCCATGAGCTATTGACCTCCGTTAGAGTTTGACGGGAGTGCTTGCCCCGCCTGTTGTTCCGGTGTAAACACGTCTTTCAAAAGACCAAGCAACATTGCCTGCATGTTTTTCTTCGTGTCGGTCACTTCTTTTATGGCCTTGATCTTCTTCACCGTAAGTTCGGCCTTCTTTACCTCAAGGCCCATTTTTTTGACTTCAAGGTCGGCCTGCTGGACCTTCAATTCTTCTGCCGCTATGACGGCTTGCGGATTGGGCGGCATCTGGCGTTTCGGCTTTCCGGGTTTCGGAATGACCATTCCTGGCGGCAACGTCGCCTCAAGGCGGTCTGCCAATTCTTCCGCGCCTTCAAAGTCCATATTGCGTATCAGGATGTCGCCGCCGATCTTGGCTATGTTCTGATTCACCCCGGCAAGTTGCATGAGCTTGTCGGAAGTCTCCTGCCTCTGAGTCGCGTAATTCGGCCCCGTGTGAATCTGCACGTCATAGGTGCCGTCTTTGAGGCTGTTGAATTTTTGCTCGCTGCTCTTGATTGCCATTTGAGAGAGCGTCTTGGGGTCGATGCCCGCATAACTTTCGGGGTTCGCCTTTACCCTCTCTGCGGCCACGGCTGCGGTCGTGTTGACCGGCATGAAGGTTTGCGTGTCATCTATGTTGCGTATCGGCACATCTCGGTCGGTATCATAGACTTCAGCAAGCATTTCGTTGATGACCTTGCCGGAATGGGCTATAGCGCGACGCAGGTTGTCCACAAAACAGAACGTCCCTACGTCGCTGGGCTTCTGCCTCTCAATGATCGCCTTGCCGGTTCTTTCCGGTCCCTGGTCGCCCACATCGGCCTTATACATTCCTATCGCGTCCCGAATGGCTTGCTGGCATATGCTGATCTGCTGAAAGACGGCGGCGGGCATCTGCCCTAACTCGTTACGCTTGGGGGGCGGGGCCTGCGTCTGTCCGTTTTCTCCGGTGTCGATGTTGTATTTCAGGAAAGGAAAGTTCTCGACGTTCGCCGATGCGTAATCCTGCTCGTAGCCCTCGAACTGCTTCGCCGTCCCGATCCATGGGGCCTTCGGTATCATGTCCACGATCTCGGCGGCATCCGTCACCCAAAAATTGAGCATCCTCTGCGGGTCTTTGGCGTCCCTGATGAGGCTCCTGACGAACGTCTTGCCCTCAATGTTCCGGTCGGGGCCTTTGGCGAGGATGATGGGTATGTACTTACCGGGTACGTCATTCGGGCCGTCAAGGATGGTGTCTGCCGTGATCGCGTAGTGACGCACACGGGGGGCGTCTATATCCCGGCTTTTGACGATGGTGAGGCTGCCGGGCATCTGAGGGGGGGACGGGGGCTGAATAGCGGGGGCCGGCTGACCGGCTGCGACCGCCGCCTGTACCGTCATCAATGCCTGTGCCTGTTGTGCCTGGACGGTAATAGCCGCCTCTTTCTCCCATTCCGCTATCTTCTCGTCAATGTCCGGCTTATCTTGCGTGGTGCCGTCCTTCATTAGACAAACCGTGCGCTTTTCGGACTCGATCACGTAGTAATCCGCGATGAAAAAGCTTTCACTGTCGGCATACCAGATTTCTTGAGAGACGCCCG